ATTCTCTTTCCGCATAACATTGAAGAACTGCTTGAAGTCGGGGCTGATCTCCGTGCCGCAGCTTTCGATCGCCGCCAAAATCAGAGGCATGTATTCCGCAAGAACCTGTGCGGCACTGCTATCGCTACCAACTGCCACAACACCATTGTTGGTAGATGATATCATCATCGCATCGGCTGTCTTTTTCATTGCTTTGATATCAGGATCCACTAATGCATCATTGACCATCTCCTCGACTGCGCCGTTTACCGAGTCGGCATTTGCTTCGATACCGACTGCCACGCCTTCCGGGATCCACTGACCAATTTCGTCCGCGAATAATTTTGAAGGAGAGCCGATTTTGAAAAATCCTTTTACCTTCTCAACAAGCTTAGACCCAAGCTCGGTGACAGAGCTCACAAGGTTGTCCCAGGCACCTTTTATACCTTCCCAGATGCCGTTGACCATCTCAGCCCCAACTTCCACAATGCTCGAGATACCCTCCAAGAGACCGTTCACCAGAGCCAATATAATCTCGGGGATCGCAGCTATCAGAGTAGGGATATTCTCAATGAGGGCTGCTGCCAATTCGACCATAAGCTGTACTGAAAAGACAATGATCTCCGGGATATGCTCAACGAGGAAAGTCACAATAGACTGGATGATCTCCGGGAGCCGTTCAATCAGAGTAGGCAAGGAGTCTATGAGACCTTTTGCCAGACCTTCGATCAGGGCCAATGCACCCTCGAGAAGCTTGTCGGCATTCTCGATGAGCGTTTCCACAATCTTTAAGACACAGTCAACTATCGTTGGGATCAGATCAGGGAGTGCCTCGCCGATCCCGATCGCCAACTGGCTGATAACCTCAATTCCAGCTTCCACAAGCTCAGGGAGATGCTCCAAAAGGGCTTGAAGCAGAGTCATGGTAATCTCAAGAGCCGAATCGATAATCAGAGGCAGATTATCCAAAATACCCTGTCCCAGAGCCTCGAGAAGCTTCAATCCTGCATCCACAAACTCCGGGAGCTTCTCAATTATCATTGCAAGACCGTCAGCCAGGATAGACCCGAAGGCTTCCATTGCGCCGTCAAGGCCGCCTTCCTGGAAAGCTGATGTCAGCTCTGACAATCCTTCTGTTCCAAACTTTACGAACTCGCGAAGGGTGGGAGTAAGACCATCTGAGACCGCGATCTTGGCACCTTCGAGAGCTGAATTGAAAAGAGTCATATCGCCCTGGAGATTATCGAGCTGAATCTCTGCCATGTCGGCTGCAGCTCCTTCGGCTCCAAGGATTGACTCACCTATCTTATCCCAATCCTGTGTGACCGCATTCAGCAGAGCTTCCGCTGATGCAATATCACGGGTATTAAATATCTTAGATATAGCTGTGATCTTGTCTTCCTGCGACAGGTTTTCCATCGCACCTGACATATCACCAAATATGTCTGAGAGAGACCGCATATTCCCCTCAGCATCAAAAACAGATACGCCGAGCTTATCCAGGGCAACCGCACCGGCCTCGGTAGGAGAGGAAAGTTTAAGCAGCATATTCCTCATGTGGGTACCTGCTTCGGATCCTTTTACACCGGCATTCGCCATCGCCGTGAGAGCGATCTCCATTTCCTGGACACCGTCAACCGGTTTCTTGGTACCATCTGCCAGGGTAACGAATCCACCATTGAGCTCCTGAGCAAGACCACCTACAACCAAGAAGGCATCACCCAACTGCTCGACAGAGGTATTACCAGTCGATGCGGCCTTTGCCATCTCATCAACCATCTGAGTGGTCCTCTGAGAGGATATTCCAAAGGCCGTCTGCGAATCGGTAATCATATTCGATGCACGGGCAAGATCCATACCGCCTGCTGCCGCCAAAGACAGGACGTTGGGAAGCATTTCCATGGACTGCTGTGTATCATAACCGGCAAGAGCCATATAATTGAGGGCTTCTGCCGCCTCGGTCGCACTGAATGCCGTATTTTGTCCCAAGAACTGCGCAAACTCCCTCAGATTACCATTGAAGGTACCGAAGGAAGTATCGACGGACCCGATCTCTTTTTCCATTTCATCTGTGGTCTTGAGCATGGTGGCTCCGACCTGCGCCATGGCTGCGTCGAACTCCGCACCGGCTGACACGGATGCTGCAGCGAATCCACCGACTGCCGCGGTACCGGCAACAACTGCACCGGCAACAACCTTGCCAACTCCACCGATTGCTTTACCAAAACCACTATTGAAAGCGGACCCGCCTTTTTCACCGGCTCCTGATAACTCTGATTCAATTTTCCCCGATATACCCTGTGCTTCCGGTATAATCTGGACGTAAGCTTTTCCGATATCTGACATATCATTTCCTCATGTTTGCCTTGTGCCAAGCTTCAAATTCTTCTACCGAATCGAAGTGTCTGAGCTCCTCGGGCTTTCTCTCGTCGGCACCGATGAGCTTCTTATAAAGGCTCTCAGGCATATTCCGCCTCTTTAGGGCATCCTTTGTATGCATCCAATTATTTATGCGGAGTGCATCCACCAAGAGTGCCAGGAGGCTCTGATCTATGGTCAGCTTAGTATTGTTTATCTTTCGCTTTATTCTGGAATCGTTCCGCAATCCACAGGCAAGCGTCGCCACGAAGTCGGCGGGAAGCTTCTCCCAATTTCGGATGTGGTACGTTTCCATCAGATCGCAAGTCAAAGCATCCTCATCCATCGCGATCATATGACCGAGGATCAAGATTTTTTTGCGCTTAAAGCTTCCAGAATCTCATTCAATTCTTTCGAGAGGGTGGCTTCGTCGCACAGGCCGTTGTTCTTTTCTGCGACTGCATTCAAGAAGACCTCTGCATTCTGTTCGCCACCAAATATGAAATCAATAAACTTAAACAAGTCATATGTAGTTTTCTTGGTCTTTACGTTCGCATAAAGACGAGCGAACCTCATGTCTTTGAGAATCCGCTCGTCGATAGCAAACTGTATTCCGCTGTGTGTTTTTCCTTCTTTCATCCGCTGTTATCTCCTTCTTAGTGCGAAGGCTCTTCGCCGGGCTCGACGTACTCTATATGAGTGCGAGCGTCTGCATCCGGGAAAGCTGTTATCGTGATACCATATGCAACCGCATCGGAGTCTGTATAAGCAATCTCCTCACGGGAAGTGATAATACCGTCGGTGATGATAATACGCTTCTTGCATCCATCACGGAGAGCCAGATCAAATACATATACCTTCTCCGCAGGCATCTCGGCCTTAACATCGATCTTTATCATGCCGGCAGCATTCACAGTGACATTGTTCTCACCGTAAACCGTCTTAAGAACATCGACATTAAGAGTCTCGATAAGAGCCAGGCTAAAGGTATCGGTAAACTCATCAAGTGAGCTGTAAACGATAAGGCCGCCCCATGCCTTGATATTAGACACGTTGATCTCGTTTCCGTTCTTGAGGCCATCCTCAGAAACAAAACCGAGGCAAACGTACTTGGTATCGTCAAGGGCCGTACTTGCATCCGTGGGGAGAGTGGTACCCTTGGGAGCAACAAACACCGCACCGCTCGGATTCGGTTTACCTGTGGTAACATTTCCTGCTGTATTACCCATTCTTTTATCCTCCTAATAGTGTGTTATTACAAATACCGCCTGGTAGCGGTATGTTTTTGTACTTGTATCCGTATAGTCATAGTCACTGTTAAGCTCCACAGCCGATATAGCATCGAGCTCGTTTGCTTTGAGCATGGCTGCTTTGATCTCCTCATTCATACAGGAAGCCTTGTACTTACTCTCAGCGTAAGACTGGATCGTGATGTTAGACTCGAAGATCTGATTTACCATCCTACCGCCTGCTTTTTCAAGCACGAAAAAAGCCGAGGGTTTGTCCTTCGGCTGTTCCGCATACACAACGGCGGATAATCCCACCGTGATATTAAGATAATCAAGTAGTATCTTCTCAATCATTTATTTGCCCTTTTTCATGCTCAAGCCTGCGCTGCTTAAGCTCTTGATGAGAGTATTATTCGAAGCGTTTTCTTTCGCGGCTTCTTTACTATTCGGGTAAACATTAGCGATCGCCACCCAGTTTGCAGTATGCACTCTGGAAGCATAGTCGCTGCCTGCTGCCCGTGC